CAGAATTGCACCAGATCAACGCAAATCAGGATGAAGGATTAGTCAGTTGGATGTTGAATGGATCACAAATGCATTATCCCTTTTCATAACATTATCAGCCCAATGCGTTCCAACTGGATTATAATCCATAAAGATAGTATTTGAACACCTCATATCAAGTTGGTCAAATGTTTCTTTTGATAGTTTATAAAATTCATTAAACCAAAGATAGTCTGAATGATACCCCATTACTTTCAATTCATCATCTGTTCCTTCAATGTATATCTGTGATCCATTAGGGAAAGTAAAATATGATTCCGATTTATTAAATATTACTTTATCCCAATTTGGCAAAGAAAAGAAAATACTATCTTATGAGCCAACAGAATACAATATTAAACAAGGCACAGCAAATGATTATAACTGGCAAGTATTTGGATTAGGTTTAAAAGCTGAAAAACAAGGAAGGATTTATAATTGGAAATCTATTGATTATATTGATTATCTAAACATTGAAAAACAAACTTACTATGGTTGTGATTGGGGTTTGGTTGATCCTTGGGGAATTGTTGAGGTAAAATATCACGATGGTAATTTATACGTTCACGAACTTAATTATAAAAGCGAGAACGAACTCCGAAGGAACTTAACCACAACAGAATTGCACCAGATCAACGCAAATCAGGATGAAGGATTAGTCAGTTGGATGTTTACAAAGTTAAACATACCAAAAGACAAAATTATTGTTTGTGATTCCAATAGGCCTACAAAGATAATAGCATTAAGGCGCTCGGGTTGGGAATATGCTGTTTCTGTTGGTGGTAAAACCAGACTATTAGACAGAATTGGAACAATGCAAGGCCTAAATGTTTATTACACTTCAACATCAAAAAACATTGAATTTGAGCAGGAAAATTATTCTTATCAAAAGGATAGATTTGGAGTAACGTTAGAAAATCCAGAAGATGGAAATGATCACTTAATCAATGCTATTGAATATATTGCACAAAAACTGTTTGAAATGAATATTATTAAAAATATTTAGTAACTTTGTGAAAATTTTATTATGGGATTCAATCTAAATTTTTCTTTTGGTAATAATGCGCCTCAAATTGTAGAGCGTGATTTGTCTGGTAATTTCTTCTATGAATTAATTAATCAAAATGCAAACGTATCAAAGTTTAAAAACGATAAAGAAAAATTAAACGTAATTTTATCTAATCCAGCCGTACTAAAAGTATTTGCATTAAACTGTGATTTATTTAGTTTAGGTAAAATAAATACACCAACAGAAACAGACTTTCTTTATACACAAAGAAAAAAGCCAAATTTTAAACAGAACTGGACTCAATTTTTGTGGGATTATATGTTTTATATGCAGTTAGGAACGGCCTACCTTTGGACTCCAAACAATCAATTAAATGAAACATCACCAATTCAATGGTTAAATCCAGCTAATATTGAATTTGATAGTAATCTTATTGATAAATTAAACAGTCTTATTTTATCTAAAATTACTTATTCAGATATTGTAAAAGGCACAATTAAGTATAATATTGGTAATACATCAAGAGTTATTCCTATTTCAGAAATAACACCATTCTATGATCTTACAAATTCCGTATCTGATAATCATTTAAAAGGTGTATCCAGAATTGATGCGTTATATAAAATCATTGCTAATTCAGAAAATGCGCTTAATGCTAAAAACATCAATTTAGAGTTTAGCCAGAAATTTATTGCATCCGCTAAAAGCGAAAGTTTGGAAGGTGTTAATATGTCGAATGATGAGAAACGAAATATTGAGAATGTAGTAAGAAGTAATAAGAGCGTACACGCAATTAAAAAGCCTATTGATATCAAACGCTTTGTTGATGATATTGCACGATTAAAACTGGATGAATGTTACTACAATGACTTCTTTATGATTGGCTCAATGTATGGAATACCAAGGGATATTTTAGAGGCTAATTTAAAAAGCAGTACATACGAGAATCAGGAGAAGGCAACAAATAGACACGTTGAATATGTATTGAAGCCAAAAGGCCAGTTATTGACTGATTCATTAGAGGAAAAATTTAATTATACTGAATTGTTTATGACTTGGGAACATTTAGCATTTAATCAAGTGTTTGAGAAAGAAAGACAAGAAGTAATTAAATTGAAACTTGATAACAAAATTTTAGCAGATCAAAACAACATTAATCTGGATGAATTATGATAACAAAAGAAGAAATTGAGCAACTAAAAAAAGATAAACAAAATGAAAATACCATCATTCGAAAATAAGGAACAGGAAATTGATTTTATCATTAAAAATCAAAATAAACTGATCGCATTTAAAAAGGCATCATTTAAAAAAGCCGATACATTTTCATTTGGTCCAATTGAAACAACAAAGGCAATTGTTAATAATACACCTGTTCAGGAAGCTGAAGAAGAACTAAAAGTAAAAGTGGTAATTAATTCAACTAACTTTTTAGATTCTCACGGTGATGTACACATAAAAGGTTTATGGAATAAGTCAATAAGCGAAAACAAAAATATTGTACATTTGCAGGAACACGAGATGGCATTTGATAAGATCATTGCAGATGGTTCAGATTTAAACGTGTTTACTCAACAATTTACTTTTAAACAGCTTGGATTTGACTATGATGGTAAAACAGAATGTTTAATCTTTGAAAGTAAAGTAAAAGAGGACCGAAACGAGTTTATGTATGAGCAATATTCTAAGGGATTTGTTAAAAATCACAGCGTTGGAATGTCATATGTTAAAATGTTACTTTGCGCTAATAATCCAGCAAGCACACAAGAGTTTGAAAACTGGAATAAATATTTACCAGAGGTTGCAAATCAAGAAACAGCAATTGAAAAAGGTTATTTCTGGGCAATACTCGAAGCAAAATTAATTGAAGGATCTGCCGTTGTTATTGGATCAAATCCAGTTACACCGACACTTGAAAATAATATGAAAGCCGTTAACACACTTTCAGAAAATGAGCCAATTGAAGAAATTACTCAAAAATTAACACAAAACCAATTTAACGAACTATTAAACAAATTTTAACAATGATCACACAAGAACAATTAGACGCTTTAAGCGCAAAAGTTGAAGGATACAAAGCACAAGATGTTGAGGTATCTGCATTAAAAGCTGAATTAGAGGCTTTAAAAGGTAAAGAAACTATTGAAAAATCAGTATTCGAAAACCTACAAGAACAAGTAAACCAATTAAAAGAAATGAAAGTAAGTACAACTGTTAAGACAATTGTTGACGAAATTAAAGAAAACAAAGAAACTTTAAAATCTATTGCTAAAGGTGGCAACGCTGAAGTAGTTTTGAAAGCTGATACTTTGAGAGCTTCTATTGCTACAAATCCACACGTTGAAATGCTTGACGGTATTGGTCAATTGCAACGCAAAAAAAGATCATTATATGACTTATTCAGAAAGATTCCTGTTGGAGCTGGTAACCACAACGGTACTGTTGCTTATGTTGACTGGGATGAGGCTACAACCGTAAAAGCTGCTGCTTCTGTTGCTGAAGGTGTTGCATTTGCTGAATCAACTGCTAAATTTAAAGGTTATACATTAGCATTGCAAAAAATCGGTGATTCGCTTCCAGTATCTGAAGAATTTTTCAATGATGAGGTTATGGCTGCTGCTGAATTAGAGGTATTCCTTGATGCTAACGTACTTGACAAAGTAGCCTCTCAAATTGTAGTAGGTGATAACACAGGAACTAACTTAAAAGGTTTGGTTTCTTCTGCAACTGCTTACACTCCTGCTGCTGCTGGAATTACAGACGCTAACATTTACGACTTGATCGCAAAAGTAGCTGAAGATATTACTTCTGTTGGTGGTGCTAAATATCAACCAGATTTCGTAGCAATGAACATTGCAGATATCAACAAATTGAAATTGAAAAAAGATACTACTTACAACTATGTATTTAATTTCAACGATCCAAGAATTGGTGCATTGAATATCATTGAAGACAATAACGTAGTGGCTAACACACTTTATTTAGGTGATTCACGTTTTGCACGTATCTATGAAATGGGCGGAGTTGTTGTTTCTAAAGGATACAATGGTACTGACTTTGCAGAGGATATGTTGACTTTGAAAGCACGTAAAAGATTAGCTTTCTTAATCCGTGAGGCTGACAAAACTGGATTTAGAAAAGTTACTTCTATCTCTGCTGCATTAACTACTTTGGCATCTTAATAAATGAAAAAAGTAGAGTTTATTAAAGACTTTGCAACTAAATTGAAAGGCGATGTTTGGGAGTGCGACTCCCAACTCGCTAATCATTTGGTGAATATTGACAAAGTGGCTAAATATTACGAACCTAAAGCAAAAAAATAATGTATTTAATTGACCAAACATATTTTATCAAAGAATTGAGTATTCCAAATCTAAATGAAATGGATTCCGATAATCTTACTGTATTAAATCAATATCTTGATGAGAAATGTAGGGAATTATTACAAAATGCTTTGGGATACGTTTTATTTAAAGATTTGGATAGTAAGATCACAAATGGAGTTTTGGATACATTAGCGCCTCAAAAATGGCTTAATTTTGTAAACGGAACAGAATATACCAAAGAAGGTAAATTATACAAGTGGAAAGGCTTAAAATACACCGAAGGACTTTATAAGTCTTCATTGATGGCTAAATATACTTTTTACTCTTGGTTAAAAGATTCCATTTCTGTTGTTACTGGAACAGGCGAAAAAATGATTAATTCACAAAACGCTCAAAATGTTAATTCAAATCAACGATTGGTAACAGTTTGGAATGATTTTGTTTCTGAATATCAGGGAACAAATACTTACTTCCCTACTGTATGGTATAAAGGAACAACAAAAGTTGTGGATTGGTTTGGAAGTGGTGAACAGTTAGGATATGTTAGTTTGATTCAGTTTTTAGCTGATCATGAAACAGATTATCCAGATGCAAACATGACCTTATTCAGAAATCAAAATCAGTTTGGATTATGATTGTAGTAGAGCATTATTTGCGAGATTTATTCGCACAGTTACCAACTATTCAAGGATTTCAACCAAAATTTAACTGGGGCAGTCAGGATTCTTTAAATTTGTATTTAGCACAATTAAAGCAAACTAACAAGTATCCGTTAATCTGGTTAGTTGAAAATGAAGAAAATGGTAATTTCTCTAAAAAAGGAGTTGAAAAATCTGTAAAACTAATTATTGCAAAACAATCCGTACACCAAACAAACACAAACCCCATAATTTGGGAAACAGAATTTAATGACGTATTAAATCCACTTGCAGAAAATATACTAAAAGCATTGGATCGAAGTACAACAACAGAAATAAAGGAAGGGAAATATAAATTACAAAGAAGATCAAACTATTCTGAAGACAATGGTAAAAATGCAAAAACTATTGACAATTGGAATGTAATCATTTTAGAATTGGATATTTACTTCAAAGATAATTGTTTAAAAACTATAAATTTTAATTAAAAATGGCATTAACTAACATCGTAAATTCGGTAAATTGTAGCGCATCAGAAGTTTTAGGAACTGGTCTGAAAAACTGCAAACAAGACATTAAAAGAGTAACAACATTAGGACTTCTTGAAAGAGGCCTAAAATTTGACGAAGCACGTTCTCTGGAATTGGCTTACATTCAAGAATTGCAACAACAAGGGCAATTAATCATTTTGCAAGGAGTTGTTGAATTAACAGACAACACAGCAGAAGACACAATTATCACACGTGCTGGATCAGGTGAGAAAATCGTAGCAGGAAAAAATCCTTATGAGTATGTTGTAATGTTTGACAATGGTTTAAACTTCCACAAAGCATTGACTTCTTTGTCTTCTAATAGACAATATGACTTGATCATGTTTGATTCAAAAGGTGATGCTATCTTTACTCAAACCAAAGCTGGAGAGTTTAAAGGATTCACACTTGGAATGTTTGAAAATGGAAAATACACAATGAGTAATGGAACGGATGCTTCTGCTCAAACAGTAACTTTCCAAATGGTTAATAGATTAGAGTTTGACGAGCGTGTAAGCTGGATTACAGCGGATAACTTAGATTACAACGCACAAGAGGATCTTGATGGTGTTAATGATGCGGTTTTCACAATGACTGCTCCATCTGCTGGAACTTCAATTGTATTTACTGTAAAAACATTAGCAGATAATCACCAAGTATCTTTAAGCGGATTGCTTAAAACTGATTTGCTTTATAGTGTTGACGGTGTTAATACAATAATTACAACTTTAGTTGAAAGCACAACAGAAGCTGGAAAATACACGTTAACTGTTCCGGCATTCACAGCTGGTAAAGTATTAACTTTAAAAACTTGGGATTTTACATTATTGAAAAGCATTATCAACCTTGATGGTGTACTTTATAAATCAAATTTAGCAACTACAACAGCTATATAATTTTGTTTTAAGTTAATGAATTAAGCGCATCTTAATAGGTGCGCTTTTTTTTGTACTTTTGTATTATGAGAACTGTTAAAGATTATATGGACTTTGTGAAAAATGTTCGGGATAATATTCCGCAACAAACAGAAGGTATAATCAACAGAAATAAAGCCGAGATAATTGATCTAAACAGACAGGCGCAATTGTATGAAAAAGGGGAAGACAGTTTAGGATTAGACTTAAAACCTTATGCATTTTTCACGGTTCAGATTAAACAGCTTTTAGGCCAACCATACGACAGAACAACTTTGAACTATTCTGGAGCGTTTTACGATGGATTTTATTTAACAGTAGATAAAGACAATTTAATCTTAACTTTTAACTCAAACGATAGAAAAACACCTGATTTGATTGGAAAATACGGCAAAAATATTTTTGGATTGAATTACGACAATCAACAAAAACTTAATTATGAAATTATTAAACCTGAACTGGATAAATACATCCGCCAATATTTATAAAAAGTGCGATGAAATGCCACTTTGGAACTTTCAAAAGTATCTTGAAACAAACGATCTTAAATACTTTACAAAGGAATTAAAAGAGGTTAAGGATCTGCATTTAGTAATGAATGATTTCTTTGTTGAGTATTTAGAACTAACTCAAAATAATGCAGTATATCAAAGATTCTCAAAGATTTATAAACTGTTAAAATTAGAAGGAAAGTATAATTGCGTTACATTAATACTTAAATCATTATACAATTACGACAAAGGTTTGGATATTGAAATGTTTCACGCTTTGACTTGGGAACTTGAAAAATGGCATTATAAAATTGATAGGGCAAAAGATATATTTTCACAGATTGAAAGCATTAACCAAAGATTGCAGAATGTTAAAACGCAAATAGAAATATTGCAATTGGAACTTAAAAAAGATGATCAACAGGAAAGCCAAAGTATCGAATCACAATTAATATCAGTTAGCCGTATTTTAGAATTAAAATACAAACTGGATGCAAAAGAAATCACAGTAAAAGAATGGATTGAATTCCAAAAACAAGCTGAAAAAACAATAAAATCACAAAAGAATGGCAAATAGTATTGACTTAATAGTAAGTAAAGAGGCACAAAAACAACTTGATGACCTTTATAAATCATTAACTAAAACACACGAAGAAGTTGTTGCAATTTCAAAACTACAACTTTCATTCAATGGTGGTCAATCGCCTAAAAGTGTAACAGATTTAAACGATAAAATAAAGGATCAGGCAAAAATACAGGCGCAATTAGAAAAACAAGTTGAAAGAAATAGACTTGCAGAAATAAGACTTCAACAAGTTAGGGAAAAAGCATTTGACAAATATAACGCACAATTACAAAAGGAAGAAGCCAGACTAAAAGCATCCGAATCAGTTTACAATAAAATTCAAAACAGTATGAATTTATTGCAGAAAACTTATAAAGATTTAGCTATTAGGAAGGAATTAGGAAGCCAATTAACACTAAAAGAGGAGCAAAGTTTAGAAAGGTTAGGCAAAAGAATTCAAGACTATGACAAAGCCTTAAAAGCTGTTGATGGACAAATGGGTAAATACCAGCGAAATGTTGGTAATTATGCCGGAGCATTTAATCCATTATCAAATAGTATCAATCAATTAAGCCGTGAGATGCCAGCCTTTGCCAATTCCGTTCAGACTGGATTTATGGCAATTTCGAACAATTTACCTATCTTTTTTGATGCTATGGGTGGCATCATTAAACAAAATAAAGAATTACAGGCACAAGGGCAACCAACTCAATCAGTTTTTAAACAATTGGCCGCTTCTGTTTTTAGTTTAGGTACTGCATTAAGCGTTGGTGTTACTTTGCTTACTTTATATGGTAAGGATATTGTAACTTTTATCGGTAAATTATTTGATGGCGGTAAACAAATGCAAACAATATCAGATCAAATGAATCAGATAACAGACGCAAGAAAAAAAGCATCTGAAAGCGCATCGACTGAAATATCTGAATTAGACACACTTTATAAAGTAAGTCAGGATGTTTCAATATCTATTGACCAAAGGCGTGAGGCCGTTAATAAATTACAGGAACTTTATCCTAACTTTTTGGCTAATATATCAGATGAAAACATTTTAAATGGTAAAGCTGAAAGTCAATATTATAAATTACGTGATGCAATAATGGCAAAATATATGGCACAAGCAATTGGCGATAAATTAGCTGAAAATGCAAAAGATAGTTTAGAGGATTATTTAAGTATTCAAGAAAAAATACAAGAAACAGAAACCGAAATTTTAAAATTAAGACAAAGCGGTAAAGATTTAATTATTCCTGGATCAAGAGAAGAAAAAACTCAAACAATTAGAATATCTAATAGTGAGTTAATTTTAGCACAAGAAACAAAATTAATAAGATTAAATAAGGAAAAAAATATTTTTAAAGCACAAGAAAGACAGGAAAATTCATTGCTTATAAAAACAATGCAAGAAATGCTTGTTCAGGCCAAGCCATTAGAAATTAAAGACAAAAAAGAAATTGCAAATACAAAAGAAAAAACAAAAGCAGTAAAAGAATTAAATAGAGAACATTTAGAAACGCAAAATTTAACGAATGAAAATGCAAAAGGTGTAATTCCAACTTTAGAAGCTGAAATTTCAAAATGGAAAGAAATACAAAAAAATGTAAGCAAATCAAATGAAGAATATAAGAATTATCAATTAATAATTGACAAAATACAAGCTTCTATTGACGAAATAACAAAAGGAAAGCCATTGGCTCCAATGCTTCACGAAATGCCAAAAGCAGTAGAAGAAACAAAAAAAGCTACTGAAGAAATGACAGATTATTTAAAAGGTTTTTATGATCAATTTGGAAGTGAATCAGGAATGCCAACTTTGTTCAAGGTTATGAATAAAGAGATAAAAGGTTTTGGTTTTAAAGCTACTGATGATTGGAAAACAACAGCGGTTGCAATGATGGAAATAGGTCAAGAGTTAACCAATACATTAACAAAACAAAGTGAGGCACGTTTTGACGCTGAATATGCACGTTTAGAACAACAAAAAAATGTTTCTATTGCGTTTGCTGGAAGTAGTGCAACGGCCAGAGCTGAAATAGAGCGCCAATATGAAGAAAAACGCAAAGTAATACAAAGGCGACAAGCCGAAGCCGAAAAAAGAATGGCCTTATTTAATATAGCGGTTAATACTGCACAGGCTATTGTTGCAACACTTGGTAAGACTGGATTCGCTGGCATTCCATTGTCTTTGGTAGTTGGTGCAATTGGTGCGGCTCAATTGGCTATGGTGGCATCACAAGAAATTCCAGCATTTGCAGAAGGTGGAGTTCACGAAGGTGGGAAAATGTTAATCAATGATGCAAAGGGTTCAAAATATCAAGAAACAGTTGTAACACCAGATGGAAAAATTAGACAGTTTAAAGGTAGAAATAAAGTAGTTGACGCTCCAAAAGGAACGCAAATTTTTACACCTGATCAATGGAGCAAACAAATTAATAACTTACTTTTGAAAAACAATATTTCACCGTTACAAACAAACCAAACCAACGGAATTAATAAAGATGATTTGGAAAGTGTTTTTAGAAAATATAGCGGATCAAATGAGGTGGCAATTGATATAAATGAAAACGGATTTAAGAAAATGATAAGTTCAAATGGTCGCACACGTGAGATATTGAATAGCAGATTAACAACTAAAGGAAGAATCGTATAAATGGAAAACTTTACATTTTATTTAAACTTTAAAAATGATGCAACAGGCTTGATTGAGATAACCGAGCCTGTTAAATTTGATGGTGCAAGTTTTACAGTTGAACAAGATAAAAGCCGTTATGGAAGGGATATAAGTTACGGAAATGAGGAAGTAAGTCTGGAGTTTTATGATGGAACTTTTGATAATGGTTTAACAATGGGTTTATTTCAATTGTTGGATTATTATAAAACATATGGATTTGAAAGTGAGGTTGAATTTATACTTAAAAAAAACGGTGTTAATTTTACCATTGGTTTACTTGACTTTCAAATGGCCAAAACTGATTTACTTACTTATTTTGAGTGCAAAATTATTCAGGAAAATAATAGAGCGATAATAAACAGGCGCAAGGATATCAATGTTGATGTTTTTAGTGATAAAGATCTGGATTTAAATACAATTACACCACTAACAACAGAAAGCATTTTATTAAAGGCAAAGCCTATATTGCAAGTAAGTGAGTGGAAAAGTGTAGGATCGAAATCATTTCCAATTGATTCAACAGATCCAACAAAAATCTGGTGCTTATTTAATTTTGCTCAAACAACTGTAAATTACGGAATTGAAAATTCATTAAGTTGGCTATCAGATACTATTTATACGTCAACTATTTCAGATGCTGAAAAATTTGGATTAATATACGCACAAAACAAATTAAACAATATAAAAGTAACCGCCACAATAGATATGACTTATGTGGTAACACAGGGTGTTTTTCCAGACCTTGGATTTATGGGTTTATATTTATGTTGGGGTGATACTTTTGACCCTTCAAATACATCGACAACAAGGCATTTATTATATAACGATACTTGGGGCGCTTCTGTTGAAAAAACTGTATTATTAAATGAAACATTTGAATATACAATTGACGAAGTTAATCAAGGCGGTAAAGTTTGGTTGTTTTGGGCTGGAATTGGTTATGTTGATTGTAATATTGATGTTACTCACAGAAATTTCATTATAAAAGTTGATGCAGTTTCAACATCAATTGATAGCATCATTAAAGGAGTTCGTTATGTTGATTTGTTTAAACAAAATATAAAATCAATATCAGGTTTAACACTTGAGGCGCCAAAATTTGATGTTGCTGGTGAATTTTATGAACAATTTGCATTTAATGGTAAATTAATCAGGCAATATGTTGACAAGCCATTTTACGTTAATTTTAAGGACTTAACCGAAGGATTACAAGAATTAAATGCAGACTATCAGATAAACCAAAATAATGTCTTTATAGGGCAGTATAATGACTTTTACAATAATGTTGATCTGGGTGGATTTTTACAAGCTCCAGATTCTGAATTCAACACAAATTTTAATGACAGATATAGTATAAACGCTTTTAATTATTCATATAAAACTTTTGAACAAAATAAAGATGAAAGCAACACAATTGACAGCATACATACGGATGCTCAATTTTTGTTGCCTAATAAATTGGTTGAAAATGTTAAAAAGGTTGAGGTAAACTACATTCGTGATCCGTTTAGTATTGAGGCATCCAGAAGGCAAGGTATAAATACAAAAGAAAGTACATCATTGGATAACGATGATAAAATATTTTTGATTGATGTTTATCCATTACCTTCAGGAAGTACAAATGGATTTGGATTACGTTTATTAATGAGAATTAATAGTGGAAGACTTGAAATACTTAACAACACTTTAAATGGTGAGAGTACTCCATTTGATTGGACTTTGTTAGGCTTTGTTGTTGGTTCTGATTTTGATATTATTTCTGGTGAAAATATAGGATCTTACACTGTTTATTCATTAGAACGTGAAAAAATAGTCTTAACACCGATTGGATTTACACCAAGTTTTCAAGGTGATGGATTTATAAAAACAGAATTTCCACTTAATAATGTATCTTATGTAAATAGAACAAGTCAGGGATTTACTGAAATACTTAATTTGTCATCTGGCGACAATTATAGTAATTTAAGATATTCTATAAAAAGAAATATGAAATATTGGAGCAGTTATTTAAAAACAGCATCAAAATACAAACCAAGTGGAATAATACAAAATACATTCTTTAAAAACAACGGTTTACTTTCCACAAAATACGGAACAGAAACGGTTGCAACTGTTGAGGCTGGGAATATTAATGTAACTGATTTAAGCGATGCAATTTTATCACCGATGGTGTTTAAAACAAAAGTTGTAGCAGAATTTGAAACAGTTAAAACATTGCTAGATAATTTAGCCAGTCAAAAAGGATTTATTAGAGTAGTTGACACAAATAACCGAGTTTTAAAAATACATCCTACAAAGTTAGACTATGAATGGATGACTAATTTATTAACAATTGAAGGAGAGCAAAGAAATGAAAGCGACTTTGTAACCATTGACACAATTGGGACTGAATTAATAAATATTAACGAGGTTGGTTATGATTCAATAATATTAAAACGTAATTGGTTCAAAATTGATGGTTTTTTCATAACTTTGTATGATTTCAATAGTGTACCTTTAATTAATCCCACAAGGATTGAAAAAGTAAAGGTAAATGGAGTATCTTACACAAACGCAGTTAATTTAAGTGATGCAATCAATGGATTATAGTTTTATAAAATTATCGAAAACAATAGATAGTGAAAATCCAAAAATTTCACAAATTAATTATTCTGATTGTGTGCAATTATTACCCTCAGAAAGTTATCTGCAAATAAGTAACAACGCTGACGGAATCGCATTTGACAATGACTTTTCCGTCTTTGTTGTTGACTGTGAAAATACATCATTGGCCGATATTACTACAAATGTATCAATATTTGAATTTACTGATATTAATGGAGTTCATCAAATAGCATTTGAAATTAATTTTTTAAATGTTGATTTTGGATTTCAGCCTGTTAGATTAAAATTTGTTAAGACTACTGGATCTGATATTTGGTTTTCAAATGAAATATTAATAACTGAAGAAGCTGAAGAACAAACCACACGTTTTGACTACAAAGCAAATGGATATTTTCAAGGTATATCTTATGACATTGTTGATTTTTATCAATCAATTAGGTTAAGATGCTTTTTTGATCGTTTGGATAATGAAACGGAAGTAAAAGATTATTATCAGATAAGCAAAGGAAATACAATTAGTACAAGGGCTTTACTCAAAGAAGTAAGCAATTATAAATTTGTAAATATTGATTTCTTTGTATTTAAAAGAATAAATGTATTATTAATCCACGATATTATTTATATTGATGGATTGAGAATGACAAACAAAACAAACGTAAAAGGGTCGGAGCGATTAGGCTATTCTAATTTATCAGAAGGGGAATTTTCTGCATACATAAATAACAACGACCTTTTTACTTTTGATTATCAGATTTATGAAGGTTTAAAAATTATAGAAAATAATCCAGTTGGGCAGATAAGTTTATACGAGTTTTTTAATGAAATTTCATTTTCTTTGAATAAACCAGTTACTTTAAATCCAATTGCATCATTAATTAATTTAAAAGATGGTGATGGAAATATTTTATTTTCATATGATTATTTAGATTTAACATTTGATGGTGTATATTATAATATAGATTCAAGCGCATTTACACCAGCAATTGGAAGTTATACGGTTGAAATTCCAAAAGGCTTATTTTCTTCAACACTTCAAACAACAGATTTTTATTCATGGAGTTTTAATATTGTTGTTGGAGATTATTCAGATACAGATTATTCATCAGATTATTTAATATAAAAATATGACACAAGCAGAATTAACAGCATTTATAGATGCTAAAATTAGAAATAAGACACCAAAGGTCATAAAGACTGAACACGCTGATGTTGAACAGGCTATTAATGATACTTTGTTTGATAACGTAGATACATTGACAGCTGTAATAGGGGCTTTAAATGATACAATTACAGATATACAATCTGTATTGGCGCTTAATAGTGGAGTTGTTAAAAGTATCAACATATCTTCTGGAACAGTTGGTGCGAGTAGTGCAACGCAAGGAAACATTTCAAGTTGTATTTTAAACTCTGTTAGTGTTTATGGCAATATATATACAGTTACCCTTACAAATGCAATGCCGTCAACAAGTTACAGTGTGTTTTTTGCATTAGAATCAAAAAGCGGTAATATGGAAGATGATAATAATGCTTTAAACGTAGTTTTTAAACCTTTGACAACTACAACATTTCAATTTTCAATAGATGACGCTGGATCTAAATCAACTGATTTAATTGATTTGCATTTAAAAGTTTATAATAATACAACTTACTAAATTTATGGCTACATTAGAAATAAGAAAAAAAAGTCTTAAAACGTGGCTTCACGTTCCAAGCGATGCGGATAATTTTATATTATCTAAATTTTATTGTAAAACAGATGCTGGCACGTTTAAAATAGTAGAGGAAAGCGGAAGTAATAGAAGGGAATATTCATATACTGATATCACAGTTTATGATGATACTGATATGGGTACACCAGAAATATTTGCAAGCGCACAGGCTTTGATGTTAAGATTGGAAGCTCTCAAATATACGGGTTTTAATAGGGATGGGGACATCCCAACTTCGTACATCGAGAGTGTTGTCGCTGGAACAAACGTAACAATTGATAACACTGATCCTTTAAATCCAATTATTTCAAGTACAGGAGGAAGCGGTACGGGCGATATGCTTAAATCTGTTTATGATACGGATGATGATGGTATTGTTGATTCTGCTAAAAAAGAGATTGTACAATTCATAAATAAATCAGGCGCAACCATAACAAAAGGTACAATTGTTTATTTAAAATCGAGTTCATCAAGCTCAACCTATCCTGAAGTCTTAAAAGCAAACGCAACAACAGAGGCTACAAGTTCTAAAACAATAGGTGCAGTATTTGAGGATGTTTTAAATGATGCTACAGGATATTTAGTAACGAGCGGAGAGGTTAGAAATTTAAATACTTCATCCTATGTAATTGGCGATAAACTTTGGTTAAGCACAACGGATGGATTAGTTACTACAACCGTACCAACGCAACCAAACCACGCTGTTTTTATCGGAACGGTAACACGTGCGCAAAGTGTTAACGGTCGTATCTTATATGCTATACAAAACGGTTACGAATTAAACGAGCTGCATAATTGCCTAATAACTACACCCGCAAATAATGATGTACTCACTTATGAAACATCTACTTCTTTATGGAAGAATAAGGCTATATCACAAGGAATTCCTTTTACAGAACAGGAGTTTACCTATATAGGTTCTCAGTCTTTTACATTGTCTGAAACACCTTCAGCTACTTATGGTGTATTTATTAATGGTCAAAAGATAGGTGCTTCTCAGTTTTCAATAGCAACAAATATCCTTACAATATTAGATACTCTTCAAATAGTAAATGGGACTCCAGATGAAGTAAGTATTTTGTATACAGAAACAGCTATTGGTATATTAGACTATTATACTAAAGCACAAATTGATGCTTTTGATTATGAACCTAACCACGCTGAATTTGTAGAGGTTAATGATTTAACAGATTTACCAAGTGCAAGTGCTGGAGTTATTACATTAACAGGCGGTTATACCTATTTATTTTTAAAACACATCGATTTATTGGGTTCTCGCTTGGTATGCGGTCAAGATACTGTTATAGTAGGTTGGTCATCAGAAAATTGTTCTATAACTTCAACAGGTTTAAGTGCTGCAACTGCTTTAATAACTTCTGTTTATTCTTTGCCTATTAGAAATATATCTTTTACACACGACTTAGTATTTAATCTAGATGGCGATGGAACTACAACCGCTTTAGATTGGTTCGGGGTAAATTTACTAAATTGTGCAAGTGGCGGAACGATTAAGAATTATACCAACTTTGTTGCTGGTGATTCGGCTTTGTTAAATAGTGGTGGGTTTATTTTTGATGGTACATTTGGCACAGGCGCTTTTAGCAATTGTTTGTTTGATGTTGCAAGTGGAAAAACCGCAATAACTGTTTTGCCTACTTGTACATTTTCAAGACGATTAAGAATAATATATTCTTCTTTTGTTGTTTTATCAGGAGAAACAGGGGTAAATTTTAACACGAGTGCAACCGTTGGCGATGAGAAATACATTTTAGATACGTGTAATTTTAGCGGTGGCGGTACTTATGTAACTGGATTAACTCACACATCTAACAAAGCATTGTTTGCTAATTGCGTAGGAATTACCAATACTTCTACACGTGGTTTCCTTCATATGTTAGACAATACAACTGCAACTGCAATAACAGGAACGGCTTCTTATTTCAAAGCAGCAGGAACAACAACGGCAAGTAGCGCTAACTCTAAATTCACTTCGCCAAGTTCGAACCGATTAACGTATACAGGTGCATTTACTCAAAGTTTTTTTGTTACATTAAATTGCAATGTTAGAACTTCAGTTTCTACTCAAACTATTAATATAGTTATAGCTAAAAATGGAACTAATATAAGCGAAAGCGAAATGACCATTTTATGTGCAGCAGGTTCAACTCCTTCTTTTGGCGGTACTCAATGCGTTGTTGAATTAACTGCAAACGATTATATTGAGTTATTCGTACGAAATACTTCAAGCGTTAATAACGTAATAGTATCGGATTTAAATATGAACATTCTAAAAATCCCTGTATAATGATAGGAACAAAGAAAATAAGTAGAAATCAATTAGATTTAAACGCTAATACTCAAACCGTTGCAAGTTCAGCAACGGTTACACCAACGAGCGCAAATGATTTGGTAGTTATTACTGCTCAAGCGGTTGGATTGACAATTGCAAATCCTACAGGCACAATGGTACAAGGTCAAGCTTTAATGATTCGAATTAAAGATAACGGAACGGCTAGGAGTATTGCATTTGGCACTAATTATAGAGCGTTAGGCATAACATTACCAACTACAACGATAGTAAATAAAATCATGTATTTAGGTTTAATTTGGAATGCTACGGATACAAAATTTGATGTTGTTGGATTAAATAATGAAGCGTAATGTATTATAGTTTAATTAGTTCTATGCGGAAAACTCCAGCGAGTGCATTTGATCCAGATGCACAGGCTTTTATTACTGCTACTGCAATAACCGATACAACGCAACAAAACGCGATTAATACTTTGGTTTTAGACTTTAAATCTTATGGTATATGGACTAAAATGAAAGCTATTTACCCAATGATTTCTGATGCTTCAACCTCAGCATTAAGAGCCGAGCAACATAAATATAATCTAAAAGACCCAAGAGATTTAAACGCTGCTTTTAGATTATCATTTATTGGAGGTTGGACTCACTCGGCAAATGGGGCGTTACCAAACGGGACTACATCATATGCGGATACCTTTCTAAATCCAGCTACAGTTATAGCAAATGTAAATGACGGTCATTTAAGTTATTATTCACGTACTAATAGTTCGGGAATCAATCAAATTGATATAGGTACTTTTGACGGTACTTCGGCTTTTGATATGGTCATTAAATTCGGAGCTGGTAATTTAGCGGGTGCGTGTATCAATATGTCAGATGGAAACGTTTTTACAAATGCAAATAATTCTACGGGATTATACCACGCAAATCAAAACAATACGGCAAACGTTAGGAAAATGTTTAGAAATGGTTCGTTATTAGCTACTCAAACAATAGCGCAAAATTTACAACCAAGTCAAAATATTTATGTAGCGGGTAGAGGTGGAGTCGCTTCAGGATTTTTATCAAACAGACAGTGCGCTTTTGCTTCTGTTGGTAATGGATTAACCGATACGCAATCAGCTAATTTTTATACAGCGGTACAAGCGTTTCAAACAACAAATTTAAGACAAGTTTAATGGAAGTATACAAATTAACAACAGAACAAAAAGAATTGATTAATTTGGCGCTAATAGCAGATGGACTTACAGATACGGAAGCGTCTAACTTTTACACAGCCGTTCAGGCATTTAACACAACATTATCAAGACAAGTTTAATTATGAATGTATATAAACTAACAACGGAACAAAAAGAAGCTTTAATCGGTCAAACTTATGACGGTTTACAGTATTTTAATCCTGTTTTAGATGCTGAAAATAATTGGTTTATATCTATTGAGGAAGTAAATCAATGTACAAATGAATTATTCCAATGGGTTAAAGATTTGCCTATAATAAATTACAATCCAGTAATAAATGAATTATGAAAAATAAAATTTTAAACGTAGTTACTACAATTATCGGGATTTGCATTTTGTTTCTGCAAGTCTGGAAATATTACATCCATACTTTGGAATTATCGTTTAATGAGGTAATTCTTACTATCATTGCGTTATTATTGTTGAAAGACCCAAATAAATTAATTAACTTTGTGAAAACAAAATTATAATAATGGATTATATCAACATCATTATCGGATCTTTGCCAATGATAGGCACAATTATAGGCATTTACGTTAAAATGAACAATGTTATAATCCGTCAGGATATGAAAATTGAACATTTAGAAGCTAAAATAAATGAAATTCAAGTAAATGCCGAAAAATTGAACAATATTCTTTTTAAGAAGTTGGAAGAAATGGATCGTAAAATGGATGATGTTAGATTGCACGCTTTTAGTTGTATAAATTTTAAAACCAATAAAAATGGATAAAATAAGTTTAAATAGGATCGAAAAAGCGCATCCAAAGATTAGAGAGGAATTAAGCGTATATTATAAGGAGTGCAACAATAAATTACCAAAACACGTTCGTTTGAGATTTAGCCATGTTTACAGATCACCAGCTGAACAAAGAGATTTGTTTATGCAAAAACCAAAAGTAACAAATGCAGATGCATGGCAATCAATGCACAATTACGGATTAGCTTTTGATGTTGTTTTATTATATGATAAAAATGGTGATGGTAATTTTGAAACGGCAAGTTGGGAAATAGATGAACATTGGGAACGAGTAATAACATATTTTAAAAGTAAAGGCTATCAATGGGGCGGTGATTGGAAAACCTTTAAAGATAAACCTCACTTTGAGAAAAACTTCGGTTTTAATTGGCAAGTATTACGATCAAGATTTGAAAAAGGAATAACTTTAAATGACAATGGAGTCATTTATGTAAAAATATAAAACAATGGAAAAAAAAGAATTGATTGATTTGGCATTAAAAGATATTGCGATCAAATACAGTGAAAGTCCAGCAACAACAAACGCTGGAAGGTGGTTAAGGTTAATTGTTAAGTACATTCCAACTGATTTAATAATAAAAGCCTTTGCTCACAAGTTAAGCAGATAATTGATTTACAAGCCGTTAAAAAATAATTAACGGTTTTTTTATGTTTTTGTTTGTAATATTAAAATATTATTATATATTTGTACCCAGTTAGAAACATTAAAACAAACAAAATGACAAAGCAAGATTTTTTAGACGAGAAAGAATTTAAAACAGATTTGGGTTCAACATTCACTTATAAGTATAAATACGGATCACTTATGTGTAAATTGGGAGATGGTCAATATAGATTTGAGGCCTCAAT